CACTGCTATCGCTGCAACAAGGCAGGAGTTCCGATCAAGGACGCGCTATGCGGCGAGTGCAGAGCCACCAGAAAAAAATGGTCGCTCGCTAGTTGGGCGACCAAAATAAATGGTCGATCAATAGTTGGGCGACCAGATTGCGGTGTCAGGAAGCAACCCCAATGCTGACACTGCTGTAAGACCTTGCCCGCCTTTTTTGCCCGCCTTTTTTATCTCCGTACAGCCCCAACAAGACTGTAATCCCCCCTCTGAGCCGCAGTTATAGGCTCTACGAGGATCTACGAGACTTTCCAGTACGGGTTCGAGACCCGTCAGCCACCCCATTTTTATCCATTTTAATCAATAAGTTACGATCGGCCGCTTTATTTTACCCGCCTTTTACCCGCCTTTTGCCACATTTCTGCGTGTCTGCCGGCAATTTCTAGGGGTCTGCCGGCACATGCTAGGTCTGGGGTAGTCAAGGGTTTTTCACCGAAATCGCCCCACCCATACTAGGCTAGGGGGCAGAGGGGTCTATTAGTGTTAAAAATTTAGGCGCAAAAACGCAATAATTCAAATTAAAACAATACGTTACGGCGTTTTTTCGAGTTGTAAATTTTGGCCACGGCCTATTTTAAGCTCCGAGACCTCCGGTATTTTCGCAGGAGTGCCCCAGGAAAAACCGCAGGAGTAGCCAGAAACCTAGCAACCACGCGGGTTACAGCGCGACAAAACCGCAGTAGTAACCGCAGTAGTGAACGAGGGACAAACGCACTATTTACCCAGGCTAGATGTTGTTTAGGAGATTGACCTGATCTCGATCCTTCACGCCTGAGATCCAGTCGGCGTAGGTGTTCAGAAACATCTCAGTGGTGTGGCCGAGCTGCTTGGCCGCAAATGCAGGCTCGACCCCGGCCATGAGCATTTCGGATGCCCTGGTGTGCCGGCAGATGTACGGTCGGCGGTAAGTCATCCGGCACTTCTTGAGCGTAGCAGTCCAGTCAGCCAGATATTTTTTCGTCTCCCGGCGTTGGTTGCCGTTCTGATCGAGGAAGATCGCACCCCCGGCAAATCGCCTGGGATGGTTGGAGAGCAGGGTGACCATCTCCTGATTGATAAACACTTGCCGCACCTTGTGGATCTTGGTGTCTGTGATCTCCCTGCGAACCATGGCGCGCTCGACCAGAATCGTATCCCCGGATATGTCCTCCCATCTCAGTGCCAGAATCTCCCCGGTTCTCATGCCTGTCTCGAACGCCAGTTTGTAAAACAGCCAGGAGTCACCCTCTAGCCTGCCTAAAATTTTCGTCTTTTCTGAGGGCGTAAAACGCTGAATGGCGGGCTTCTGGTGGCGCTTGATGCTGACCGCATCCACCGGGTTCGATGAAATGATCTCTTCCTCGAGGCCCAGCTTGAAAACTAGGCGCAGCGGGATGAGTGCGTTCTTCTTTGTTTTCTGAGATACGTTGTGTGACGCCAGGATCTCTCGGATGTGAGATGGCCGGATCGTGTACACCGGCTTGGTGGCCAGTGTCGGCATCCAGTATTGGTTGAGGATCTGCTTGTAGCTGTACCCGGTTGAGGGCTTTACGTCAGTCTGATCTAGGAACGCCTGGGCGAGATTGCCAAAGGGTAGGGCGGAGTCGTACCGGCGCTCTCCGTGGGTGAGCTGCCTTACCCATTCCTCCCGGGCGGCGATCGCTTTTCGTAGGCCAGCGTCAGAGTTGGCGTAGCGAAAGCTCTTGTAGTGACGCTGCCCATGTATTGTGACCTGGCACTCCCACGCTGCTCGTCGCCATCGTAAGCCTTTAGCCATGCAGTCAGCTCCTCCTGGTCAACGATCGTGGTTCTGCCCACAACATAGTAGTGCCTACCCTTGGTTAGCTTACGCTTCCAGTTCTTAAACGTGGTGCTCGGAATCCCAGTATCTTCACACCACTTATCCAGTGCAATCAAGTTAGCCATTGGGTTCCACCTTTTTCTCTCTGCCGATCGCCGGATCCCAGTTGCGGCAAAAGCTGCAATACCAGCCGACCCTGACGCCTTCCGGCTTATCGCTGCGGGCATACGAAATCACTTCGACTGCAACCTTCCCGCATGAAGGACAGTCTTTGGTTTGCATATTGTCACTCATTGATTTTTTCAAAGGTTGTGGGCAAGCCAAAGCCCTCAGTCTCGAGGGCAATGGCTGCTTGGATTAAATCGACGGGATCCACCTTGATAAATTCCGGCGGAGACTCATCCTCCGCGGCATGAACCATGTGGTGCTCGATCAGAATGTTTGCCCAGCGGATAACATCCGCCCGGGTTTTAATCACTGGACGCCTCTACGGTGACGGCCCTGGAAAGATGCCAGTGCGCCTTTTCAATATCCTGCCAGCCGTTTTTCTTGTGGGCCCGGAGCAGATACTGAACGGCGGTCAGGATGTGAAAGCCCTCTGTTCCGTTGTAATGCGGGCCCATCTCTTCGAGGATATGAACCACCTCAGTACCAGCGATGTGGTAGTGAGGCGGGTTATTCACCATGTCCGGGTCGCCATCGAGCTCCTGGTGCGCTTTCTCGATCGCTCTGTCTAGCTTGCGGCGGTTGTCATCCATGCGCTTAGCAATGCTGATGTCGGCTATGTGCTCCATGATTGCCTCCTAGAATGGGATGTCATCTTCTGCGAAAGCTGAGCCCTGGCTAGATTCAGAGTCGCCGGAGCTGGAGCCCTTGGAATCAAGGAACTGAAAGTTTTTAACCTTGACCTTCGTGTACCAAACGCCATTCTCTTCGTTTTTGTTTTTCTTGATTAAGCCCTCCACATATACCTTTGAGCCTTTTTTCAGATACTTATGGAAGTTGTCTGCCTGCTTGTCCCAAATCTCTAGGTCATGCCAGGTTGTCTCCTGCCCCTTGGATCCGTCTTTGTTTGTCCAGTTTTCAGTTGTGGCAATGCTTGCGTTGCAAACTCGACTGCCAGAAGGAAGGACTTTGATCTCTGGATCCTTGCCCAGGTTGCCAATAAGAATTGCGGTATTAACGGTCATTTCATTCTCCTTACTTGAACACTGTCCTCGCCATGAACCCGGTACTTTTCCAGATCGATGTGCGGGGCTTCGGTTTTAAATGCTTTTTCCCAACAGATAGAGCTGCGGCCTTTGATGGGGATGATTTGCCACTCTCGGCCCTGCACCTTCTGCCTTGCGTGTGCGTTGACTTCGTGCCAGTGCAGCATTTCCTGCTTGATAGCTTCGTCCTGCTCCTTCAGATCGAGCATCTGATCTGCGATGAGGCTCCTGCGATTCTCGAGCGACCGAAAATCCTCGAGCTCGCTGGCATCTAGCGGTGGTAGATAATTCTCGACATCCCTAGAGAACTGCATCCAGGCGTCGATCAGCTTCGCTCTGCGCTCCGGCTTCGATGTGTACCAAGCCATGTGCATATTTTCGGCAGTGCCGTCAGAACAGCACATGATGGCTTTCTCCGCGCCGGATACGAGGAGCTGGTGCTCCAGTTGCCAGTAGTGGGTGGCCGGAACCAGTCCTCGGTCTAGTGACTCGATCAGCTTTTGGTTTTCATCCTTGTGCTCCCAGATCAGTTTGCCGTCTGAGGTGATGCCGTCAAATGACGCAGACAGCTTTATCGATAGGGTGTTGATGACGTTTTCCGGCGTCCCCTCCGGAAACTGGTGTGGCTCGATAACGCCACAGAGCGTAGCCAGGGGCTGCTCGAGCTTGCGCTCAACGATCGGTCGGGCGGCTGCTTCCGACCTGTGGCCCTTGGCAAATCGCTCCAGAGTCCTTTTATCAAACTGTTCCTTCTCCCCGGTCGCTTTCTCATGCAGCAGGGTGCTTCTCTTTGTGCTGGAGCCCATCAGCTTGTTAGCGTCAGAGGCTCCCCAGTGCTCGTCACGCCAGTTTCTCCACTCGGGGGTGCCCTGGTCTAAGTCAACGTAGATCATGCGGCCTCCCCAGTATTAGGGACTGCGTCCTCGAGGATCTTCATTTGCTCCGGGGTGGCGACCAATCCCTTCGCCTTGAGGAGCTGGATCGCTCCGGCAATCGGATCCCCGGCAGCGATCTTCTTCGCCAGGGCATCAATGGTTTTTT